ACTGCGCAATATGTCACGCGGAATGTGTTTCAACTGCAGGAGCATATAGTGAGTTGTGCGGATTGTGTAATATACGGCTGGAACTGAGTCATGAGCAAGATTGCATGAAGCTAGTAACCTCTTGGAGACGATGTACGTGTCAAGAAGCAGCTACGAACGACGTAACTATCTAAAGTCTAGGCGTCGCAGGATTCAGGAAGCTTCCATTCAAGCTAGAGAGGTTGAAGTGGAAGATGAACTTGAAGCTGAACGTGACTCCACTGTCCGTGACAAGGATGGAACGTGGCGGCAAGAAGGCCGCTTAAGAGAGGATGAAACATGAAAGCTATTCTATCTTGGCTACAGCTTCCACTACAGATCGCTGTTGGATTCGGGCTGAGCAAGCCACTTGCGGAGTTGGTTGTGTCCGTGCTACACGCGATTGAAAAACTCTTTTCTTAAGAAAGTGTAAATTATGCCTCGGCCAAAGAAACAAGTCGTTGCTAAAGAAGCAATGCCAAAGGTTACTAACCCACAGCACGGCACGCTTGAGGTTTATCAAGCACCTATGTCTGCGGGCGATAAAGGCACATGGCGCTGGCGACTTAAAGCCGGAAATGGCCGTGTGGTTGCAAATGGCGCAGAAGCATATGTTAATCACGCGGATGTTATGCAAGCTGCGGCTAATATGCTCGATTATGATATGACTGAAGTTAAGATTGTTGAGGTTGCGCCTGAGCCTGCGCCCGTAAGGACACGTGACGGCAAGCCCATCGAATAGTAAAGAGATTGCTAGCGGTGAGTCCTTCCGGTTTATACCTGACTCCCGCCCCCACGGTTAGGTTATCCTCACCGTTAGCAATACTATAATATGCCCGCTGGTAGACCTGTCCAAACGCCTGAGCAAAGAGCCTTGCGCCTTAATGCGTACAAGATGTACCTTAACGGCGCGATGGAAGGCAAGAGAATATCATTTCGCAGCATTGCAATGACCCTCGGCGTTACGATGGGAGCGGTTCAATACTGGCGAGATCAAGATAGGTGGGAAGTTAAGGTTAATCAAGCGCTTACTGAATATACGCTTGAACAGACTGAATCAGCAAGTAATCTCGCCAATCTCTTACGCGCCAGTTTATATGATAACATGAAAGTTCTAAATAACATTATCCGCGATCCTAAAATGAAGCCGATAATAAGAATCAAAGCTATTAGCGAATACGCGGATATCTGTAATAAGCTTAAAGTGATTCAACCAGAAGATTTGACCCAAACTTTACCCGCCAAACTAGCTGCGGGATTCAAGGATGATTTAGATGCCTCAGATGTTCAGCCCCGAAATGCCGCAGCAGCCGTCGATGCCTCCGCCCCCTCCGGTGATGACAGGGCGCACGACTACCCAGACAACGACTCCCTTGCACCCGAATCAGCCGTCAACGGGATTGCTGGGAACGCCGGGTCAGATGGCGCAGCAAGCAGCGGGAATGACGATGCCTAACGAAGATGCTATGAAACGTAACAGCCCGTATGGGGGCATGGGAGTCGGAATTTAGTATGCCAGCCGCAGCCGCTATCCCAGCCGTGATTGGACTTCTTGGCGTCGGTGCCCAGATGTATAATGCATCTGAGCAGCGGTCGCAACAGAGTCAGTTTGCCAAGCAGCAGCAGCGTCAGGCGAGCCAAATGCCGCCTATGCCGCCCGAATTGGCACAACCTACTCCGTCAAGCACGCCATTACCAGGCAGCAACGCAAGTCCGCTTATTACACCAATGGGCCAGTATAAAGAGTCTAGTGCTACGGGTGGATTGATGGTTGATCCACAGCAGCAGCAAAAGCTGGGCGGAATGAGTGTCGGCACCTAATCCGACAGAAAGTGAACTGTCACTTAAGCATCTACTAGGTGACAAGTACCACCCGCTCCAACCAGAACTCATATTAGCTAAGGAATACGAAGTATGTGCAGTCGGGGGAATGGGTGCCGGAAAGACGTACGCAGCGTGCGTGGCAGCTATTCGCCATGCCGCGAAGTTTCCGGGAGCAAGAGTACTCATTGCGCGTTTCACGTACAAAGAGCTAATCGAGTCAACGAAACACCAGTTCTTCGAGATAGTCAAGCAGAAGGGATTACAGAAATACTTTGTCAAGCCTAGAGTATGGGACGTTCGGGAAGGTACAAATTATGCCCGTATGTCAAACGGGTCAGAGTTCTTCTTTACTAACCTCGACAAATCAATTGATAAGCATAAGAACGTTGAATACTCATTTATCTTCGTTGACCAGGTTGAAGAAATAGAGTTTGATGTCTACCAGATCCTCCTACTTCGGTGTAGACTTACAGCGGCTCCTGCGTCTGAAAGACACGTCGTCAGTGTTGGAAACGACGAAGGAGACAACTGGATCAGACAGCGCTTTCTCACGTACGAAGCCCCGCACGGTCGGCCATCGCTTAACGCCTCACGCAAGCTTGTGCGCGGTTCGGCGTTGGAGAATCCGCACCTTGATGAAGGGATACGCGCGCAATACTTAATGCTGCCGCCAGAAATGCAAAGACGTTATGTTTATGCATTGATGGAAGCGGGATCAAGCAGACTGTTACCAGGATGGAGAATAGTTGAACCATTTGACATTCCCGGACATTGGCCTAGGTGGGTTGGGATTGACCCGGCTAGATCATCTGGTGTTACTGCCGCGTTATGGGTTACCGTTAATCCTGATAAAGAAGCTTGGAAAGGCGTAAATCCCAATGCGCCACACTTTTACGCAGAGTATTGGGCAGAGGGTAGAGACGCTGAACTCCACGCTGACGCGATTCGGCAGATCAATTACCCGTACAACCCTCGCGCTCAGATTATGGATCGCACTTCCTGGTCTGCTTCTTTCATGTCTAAGAAACACGGCAGCATATCAGTGGCAGACTTGTACGTCCAAGCGGGATTGCCCGTTGTGCCGAGTCAAGGCGATGAATGGGCCAGAGTCATGCTGTATATTAACGCTCACAGACGAGGGCTTACGGTATCTCAACGATGCACAAACCTCATACGACAAGGCCCTAGCTATCGCCTTAAGGGACAGATCGTCGGGGATAGTGGAAATAGAGCGTTGAAGATAGCCGCTAAATCAAGCTTCCACGCAGTTGACGCGGGCGGGTATGCGTTATCCCTTATTCCAACTAAGGTAGTTGCGGTTGACATAAGGGAAATTCGGCAGGCATTTGATATTGCAGATGGACTTGATGAAGGCTCGTACCGGCATTGGGAAGAGTTTAGGCGTACGCTCCCGATGCGCAAAGGGAATGAGTCAATCGTCACGCCCGGCTATGATGACGAGTTGCAAGATACCGACCGACGCGACGATACGGACATGAGAAATGTGGAAGACGAAATCTGGTGAGATAGCTGTCCTTCAAGCAGAGCTAGCCGCCGAGCGGCGTGCGCATGAGCGCCTCCGACTTGAATACGACACACTCTATGCAGACTTCAAGCGCATTGTTATGACTATGGGAAGCACGATTGGGGGCAGGCCCCTTCAACAAGTAGACTTCGAGCGTGACCCCTATGCTGAAAATGACAAACTACCTGACGAATGGATGACACCCGCAGCGGATGAAATTCCAAACGTGAGAGATATTGAAGAGGCTTTGACCCCAAGTGCCGACTAGCGAAATCGTAAGCTCTACGCGCGCGAGCAAAGGTGCGTCTGCTCCACGCGAAGAGTCTAACGCGTCTAAAGGTGGTGGTCAGGCTGGGACGGCAACCAATCTTGACCAAGCATTAGTACGAGAGCTTAAAGAACGCCTTAGTAAAAGGCGTTGGTTGGTCGAGCGCAACTGGTGGGGAAACATCCTCTACCTTTTAGGAGTACAGTGGGTTGTTTATGACACCAATGCGCGACGTTGGCGGCAGCGCAAGCTTTCGCCAAGCGTGCCTACGCCGATTACTAACCTATTCCGCGCTACGCTTGATACGGTCAAGTCAGCCATTGCGCAACATGAGCCGCGCTTTCTTGGCACACCAATGCGAGACGATCCAAAGGCGATTGCTGCAGCGAGTACAGCGGATGAGCAGCTTCAAGTCATTCTAGAGGAAGGCGGCTTTCGTAAAGCGCGCCGTAGAATGCTGGATTGGCTTATTCCTACAGGTAACGCGTTCGTTGAGGTTGTATGGGATTCCAGTCCTGAGACGGGGATGGACGAGATTCCCTACGAGAAGTGTACGCAATGTAATACTGAGTTTATGCCCGATCAGATTGATCCGACAAACCCTGCGTGCCCTTCTTGCGGGAATAAGATCCTCGTCGATTCCGAAACTATGGCAGTTTCAGTCCCTAGAGGATCAATCCGCTTTGATACGCACTCTCCGTTTGAAGTATACCTTGACCCTGCGATTGACGAACTGGAAGAGAATCCATTTATTCTGTTAGTTGAGTCCTATACGAAAGAACAGGTTGCAATGCAGTGGTCGGTAGATGTAGAGAGTGATTACGAGTACGCTGGGACTGGACAGATGTTCAAAGAGAACGCTGCTACGCTTGCGAGTCCAGGGATTGCGCTCCCGCTTGGCGCTCTGAGTGCGCAAGATAGAATGAATCGCATTACTGTCTACCGCGCATTCATTAAGCACCATAAGGAATATCCCGATGGCGCGTACCTGGTGATGACTGCAGCCGGGAAGATGCTTGAAAGAGTAGCGCCTTTCCCTTGGCAGCGTAAGGTTACCGGTAAGAAGTTCTACCCGATGGTTATGTTCAAGTTCGGCGAGATTGGCGGTCGCGCGTGGGGATACACCCCAGCAGACGACTTGCTGCCTAAGCAGTATCAGCTTAACAAAGCTGAATCGCTGTTTACGTTAATCATGGCGCGGATGGCGAATCCAGTCTGGTTGATCCCGTCGAATAGCAATCCAACAAGAATCACTGGCGAGATTGGGCTACAGATTGAGTATACACCTGGAGCGGGCGGAATTGGTCCGCAGCGCGTACCCGGCGCAGAAGCTCCTCAATCACTCGTTAAGTATATTGCTGATATAAGGAACGCCTTTGATGAGTTATCGGGAGCGTTTAGTGCGGTCAGAGGCAGACAGGTTGGCACTCGTACGCCTGCTAGCACGGTTCAGCAGCTTACTGAGCGCGGTTTCGGGCGTTGGGCTACGGTATTTGACCAGCTTGAAGAGGGATACGAGGATCTGGCCCGAATAAGCTTAGAAGTCTGGCGGCAAAATGCTAACTCTCCACGTGTAAAGGCCGTCAAGAATGCAATCGGTGGTTGGTCATTCCAAGAGTTCATGGCGGCGGATTGGGATGATGGGGTAGATATCCAGGTGGAAGCTGGATCTGCGCGGCCTAAGACGCAGATGCAAAAGCTCCAAACTTATCTCTACCTAGCTCAAGCGGGCATTCTCAACCTAGCTGAC